CAGCCGTCGGTGAAAAACGCTTGGATTGTCGAGCGGGCCGCAAGCCATTCGTTCTGTGTCATTTTGGCAACACGGGCAAGCTGGGCGTCGTCGTCGGGGAGGCCGCCCGTGGTCCAATAGTGCATGATCAGCAGGAGGTAGGCACCGTGGTCGACGGTTCGGAGGTGCCCGGTGTCCTTTAGGTAGTCGCCGATCCAGAGGGCCATCCACGGGCGGCTCATCGCAGGCACTCCGAAGCACGCATGGCTCGCGGGCGCAGGCTATGCGGCTTTCGCCTCATTGCCCCAGGCATCCCAGCCCGCCCGCGGGGGGCCGCGGCGGTTAAGCTCGATCTTCGGCAGATTGGGAAAATACTGCTCGATCAATTCGAGAAACTGTTCCGGCTTTGCCGAATGTTCTTTGCGCGCGATCGTCATCACTGAGGAGAATTGGTCCCCCATCGCTGGTGCAGGAATGTCTCCTTTGGTGCCGACCAGCAGAAGCTCGTGCCTGTTGCGAAACCAGTAACCGGTGCCGATGTGTACCTTGTCCCAGATCATGTGAGACTTGTATTCGAAGCCCCATGCTTCCATCACATTCCAAGCATCACGCAGCATCGGCACCGTTGCCCAAAGGAACAGCACGCTATCGTCCGCCGCGATGCTAGGCACATCGCGCCCGGCAATCATTTCGGTGACGCTCGTCGGGTAATGATTGTCGGCGGCGCGATCCATGCCGGTGTCACGGCTGTATGGCTCGAAACGCCATTCGGGGTCGGCGACGATGACGCCGTAGCGTTGGCTCGGTAATGCCGTTTGTGCGCTTGCCAATTCGAGTTCACGCTCGGCCCGGCGCTCGGCTTTGGTTGAGCCCTTTTGCTTCGTTTCTGAGCCCTTTGGGCTCAGGTCGCGCCGTATCTGGGCTTGGCCAACCCCTAGCGCCTTCGCCGCGTCGCGTTGGCTCATGCCGGCTTCGATCAGCTTGGCGGCCATCTCGCGCCGCGCCGCTATTGTGAGACGCAATTCCTCCGCCGTGGTATGGCCGCCCTCAATGCCCCAATCGACGAGATCGCGGACGTTGGTCAAAAGCTTTCCGGCGATCTTGGTGAAATCGAGTTCATTGTTCATTTCAGCACCCATGACAATGGAATGAGGACATTGCTGAACCGGCCGCCGTCGCCACCGCCTTCGTGGTAACGACCTTCCGCATAGGCTTTGCGTGCGAGTTCTTTCAGCCGTTTGACGGGGAACATCAGATAGCAAAGCGTCTGGCCGTCGCGGCACAACTCATGCACCCAGCAGTCGGCCTCGGTCGTCGCGATGCCAGAAGGCTCGCCGCCCTGGCGATACTCGATGCAGATGTTGCCGGTCTGCTCCCACTGCCACGTTTCGGTCTTTAGCTCGATCTTTTCTAGCTTGGCCCCGACGAAGATGTCGGCGAGCCTGCGCTCGGCGATCAATGCCTGACCGAGCTGTAGATCGAACTTGTTGTCGCGATTGAACGCGACCTTGCCGTCCGTCATGCCGCCACCGCGCCCCTCGCCCCGCGCACTGTATCGACCAGCGACACAAAGCTTGCGGCCCGCATCGCTCCGTGATACATGGGGCTGCGGCAAGTGGCGTGAACGCCATGGTGAGCGGCATGCCAATACAAGGCTATCGAGATGAGCGATTGTCGTTGCTGTTGGCAGAATCCATCCCGAAAGGCTTTGCCACCGCCTTGGCGGCGGTCATCCGCCGCAAGCTTGCCATGCTCAATGCCGCCAAGACATTGGCGGACCTGCGCACGCCCCGAAATAACGATTTGCAATCCTTGGGGGACGGCCGGAAGGGGCAATATTCGATCCGATTGGACAGGCAATTCCGGTTGTGTTTCCGCTGGACGTCGCTCGGTCCCGACGACGTGGAGTTGGCCGATTATCATTGAGGCGTCCGCCATGCCGAAATTGCCGCCCCTGCATCCCGGCGAGGTTCTACGCGAAGAGTTTCTGAAGCCGCTCGGTCTGTCGGCCGGACAGGTTGCCAAAGCGCTGGGCGTGCCGCGCACGCGGATCGAACGGCTGGCGGCCGAGAAGGTCGACTTGTCCGCCGACACTGCGCTGCTGCTCGCGCGCTATTTTGGGATGAGCCCAGAATTTTGGATGGCGCTGAAGAGCCAGCACGAGCGCGAGCGTGCCGAGGGTAAGCTAGCCAAGAAGCTCGCCAGCATCGCACCACGAACTGAAGCATGACCGCGGCCCTCGCATCATTCGGTATCTGCGTCCGGCATAAAATCGGCGGGGAGCAACGGGATTTGCTTGATCTTGGCGTATTGCATCAACTTGGAAAACTCGCTCTGCGGAATGAGCCCGCCGGTGCCGCCGCGCGAGCGCGGGTACATCCAACGGAAAACGCGGGTACGATGCTTGCCGGTGATCCTCGACACCTCGCCGACACCGCCGAGGCGCTCGATGATGGTTTTCGCGGGGTTGAGGTGTTTGGGCTGCGGCGGCGGCAGCATTCCAACGAATGCAATGACAGCCCCGTCATGCCGGAACCATTCACGGTGAATACACCAAGGCGCCAGCAGTTTGTGTGCCTCTGCTCTCTGTATCCGCGTAGCTGGGACGAGTCCGAAAAGATGGGCAGTCGGGGGACAATCGGACCTGATTTTGTCCAGATGGCCCATCGGATCGCTCCTCGACCAGCCGATTTTAACGCGCTCATTGTCGCCGATTGCGTAAACGAAGCCGGTCATTCCGCTGCCTCCTGCACTAGCTCGCGCCAGTCATCTGCCTGCACTGCCTGCTTGGAAAATGCCCGGACGGCCTCGATCGACGCCCAGTCCGGCCGCACCAGCTTGCGACGCCAGCGGCTCACGCTGGCCCGCGATTTACCGATCGCGGCAGCGACATCCTCATCCCGAAGGGATTTGGCGGCCATGTACACTGAAAGGTGCATGGGTCGGAATGTACGCAAGGCGCACAGCGGCCGTCAAGGCCTTTGTACATGTGGTGTCATGTACGACTGAATCCATTGTTGCGTACACATGATGCACATGGTGGGCGGCGTGATGCCCGATTCTGTGAAAAGTCAAACATGCCCTGTTCCAATCGCTTGCCACCGCCGCCTTCCGCCACGGTAAGCATCCACCGCACGGGCGTTAGTGTGTCTGGTCTTCCAGGGTCGCAAGTAGCCAAGCCCCGGTTCCGCGAGCCGCGGTACCGGCTCACATATGTCCGCGAGTGGCGGCACTACCGCAGCCTAACGCTGGAGCGCCTCGCGGCGCGCGTAGGCATGACACACGCGAGCTTAAGCCGCCTCGAGCGTGGCCTGCAGCCCTACAGCCAAAGCATGCTGGAAAGGCTTGCCGACGAGCTTGGGACGGATGTGGCAAGCTTGCTGATCCGAGATCCAAGCGACCCTACAAGCATTTGGTCGATTTGGGACTTAGCTTCGCCAACCGCAAAGCGCCAAATTGTCGAAATAGCCAAGACCCTCATCAAAACAAGCGATCAATAATAACCTAGCCAACTTGGCCGCCAAGCCCTGGTTTTGGCGGGCCTAATTATTGTGTAAATAAATTGTACACGCTGAGCACATTCCCTATTGACGGGATTGTGCATGTGGTGTACATAGCTCCCATCAACCACGGGAGCTAGCCATGTCCACCGCCTTCGCCGCCCGCCTTAACACCACCCACCCCATCCGCCCCGCGCTCACCGAGCTTGGCGCCTTCGCCGCGGGCCTCCTGCCCCACCGCATCACGAGCAACGCCCCCGGCCCGGAGGATGCCCAGGCCCTGGTCGACGACCTCCTGCTGCTCTGCGCCAAGGTCGACCGCGTGGTCGAGGCCTACGGCGAGTACGCCCACGCCCATTTCTCCACCAGGATCGAGATGCCGCTGTTCAAGGATCAGTTGCTCGACGCGCTCGAGGGTAACGCACTCTACGAACTCACCTCGGCGGGCGAGCGCGAGCAAGAGGACCGGCGCGAATACGAACGCGAGCCGCTCTGGTGGAACCGATGAGCATAGACACATTGTTATTAATCGCGATCTTAGTCGTCGTGGTTACCCAGTCTGTCCCCCGCGATGACTACGGGTGGCGAGAATGGCGAGAAGACCGGAGAGAATGGAAAAGGCTGCACCCACCATCCCCGCGATCTGAAAAATTGCGATTCATTGTTGGCTGTGGGGTCATCGCAACGGTCCTCGTCCTCTTCTTTTTGACCAGCAAATGACAGACATCGACCTTGAGATCCCGCCCTTCCTGCAAAGGCCGCGACAAGGAGTTGCGCAGATGAAAACGATCGAGAACGGAGCCACGCCTGGCAACGGGCATGTGGCGGTGAGGGAGCCGGTGGTGCTCACGCCGATGAGCATGCTCAATCGCGCGGTTGAAAACAATGCATCGATGGAGGTGCTGGAAAGGCTCATGGCGCTACAGGAGCGCTTTGAAGCAAACCAAGCGCGCAAGGCATTCGATAGGGCCATTGCGCAGGCCAAGGCGGAGATCACGCCGGTTGTCAGGAATGCGGTTGGACACAACAGCAAGCGCTACGCCGACTTCGCGGCAATAGCGCGTGCGGTCGACCCCATCATCACAAAATTCGGGCTGTCCTACCGATTCCGGACGGCGCAGAGCGAGCGAATCAGCGTGACGTGCGTGCTCTCGCATGAAGCGGGCCACAGCGAAGAAACAACTCTATCCGGTCCATCCGACACGAGTGGCAACAAGAACTCCATCCAGGCCATCGGCTCGACGCTGACCTACCTGCAGCGCTATTCGTTGGTGCAGGCGCTCGGCCTGGCCGCCGCGAATGACGACGACGGCAACGGTGGCAAGAATGGTAGTAACGGAAGCCCGACAATAACCGACGATCAAGCCGACCAGATCGGAATGTTGCTGGCGGAGACTAAATCCAACATCGTCTTGTTCCTCAAGCGCATCAAGTTGGAAAGCCTTACCGAGATCAGGGCCGATAAGTTCGACGAAGTCATGGCGCTGATCCGCGACAACGCCAAGAGACGGGAGCAGCAATCGTGAACGACATCATCCAAGGCTCGGCGGAATGGATCGCCATCCGGCTCGGCAAGGTCACGGCCTCTCGTGTTGCCGATGTGGTCGCGCGCACCAAATCAGGCTGGGGCGCATCGCGCGCCAACTACATGGCGGAGCTGATCGCGGAACGACTGACCGGTGTGGCGGCGGAGACCTACCAGAACGGCGCGATGCAATGGGGCACAGAGAAAGAACCGGACGCCCGCGCGGCCTATGAATGGCTGAAACAGACCCCAGTCCAGGAAGTGGGCTTCGTGGCGCACCCCACCATCGCCATGAGCGGCGCAAGTCCAGACGGTTTGGTCGCCGATGACGGGCTTTGCGAGCTGAAGTGCGCCCAGACAGCTACGCACATAGAAACGCTGCTCAGCCAAAAGGTGCCGGAGAAATACGTCACGCAGATGCAATATCAGATGGCCGTGACAGGGCGTCAATGGTGCGACTACGTCAGCTACGATCCCCGCTTGCCGGAGCCGATGCGCCTGTTCGTCCGCCGCATCCCGCGCGACAATGCACGGATCGCGGAACTTGAGAAGGACGTGGTGGCGTTCCTGCAGGAACTCGATGACAAGCTCTTCAACCTCAACCAACTTTACGCGAACGCAGCATGAGCCGCGCATTACTCATCATCCAACGTAATGCCGATCGCGAACGGGCCGTGAGGTGGTGCCAAAAAGCGCCGCCCGGAACCCGCGTTGAATTCAAAGAGACAAAACGATCATTGCCTCAGAATTCAAGAATGTACGCAATGCTGACCGATATTGCCCGCCAGAAAGAGCACTGCGGCAGAAAGTATACCGTGGACCAATGGAAAGCCATTTTCATGCACGCCCTCGGCCAAGAGGTTCAGTTCATCCCCTCCTTGGACGAGAAGACATTCATCCTGCTTGGCTACCACTCGTCCGATCTTTCGAAGGGGGAAATGTCGGCCCTGATTGAATTGATGCTGGCCTGGGGCGCCGAGAACGGCGTGAAATTCCACGACCAACACGGGGAGGAAGCCGCATGACCGACATCATCGCCAGCGCGGATAAGCTCGCCTGCGCGGAGCGCGAATTGAAAATGCGCAAGCGTCTGTACCCGAGGTGGGTTGCGGAAAAGAAAATGAGCGCCGGCCGGGCCGCCCACGAAGTTGCGGCGATGGAAGCGATAGTGGCGGACTATCAAAAGCTGGTAGATGCCGAGAGGCTGTTATGACCGCTCGCGCCTACATCCCGTATCCGCGCTCGGGGTTGCCGCATTGCGGGAGATCCCTATCGGCACCAAAGACATCTTCGAAAGCTTCCGGGTAAAGATCCTGCAAAAAGGCTTCCCCGAGCCGGAAAAAGACACCTGGTGGGGGAATCTTGCGAGTAAAGCCATTGCCCAGGGAGTGCTGCAGATGACCAAGGAAGTCGGGCACATGCGTCTGCCTAAGAGCAATGGAAGACGCTCCCCGGTTTACGTCAGAATTTGCGATTTTTGCGATGTCAAACTGACAATCCCAATTTGCCCCAGGTGCGGCAATCCCAATGCTGATCG